TTTTTTCGGCATTATAAAAATAAATCATCAAATTTGAATAATTTTCTAATTCATCTAATGTTGGTCTCTTAGTAATTTCGTATTTAATATGGCCTTTAAGAAATTCTATTGTATTACTAACAAGTATATTATTTAATGTTTCGTTAAACAAAGTATACCCACATGATTGCATATATTCATAATATTTGTCTTTTTGTGATCTTAGATAATCTAATAGTTCTTGTATATATTTAACATATGAATCACATTTTTGATATGAATTCCATTTTGTTTTACCATATTCATTTATCGCAATTTTATTTATATATTTGTCATTGAGTTCGATATCATTAGATTCATAAATTGATCTATAAATAAACATTTCTTCTGTTGACAATAAAACTGCTTTAGTGTATGATTGAATTTCATATTTAGCGAATTCAGTTTCAATGATGTTGTTAACTTGATTGATTATATCATAATATTCTTCATTGGATTCGTTAAATTCCATACGTTTGGTAACAGTATTATAAAACATATTATCACATTTATTAATAATTGGTATCAAATAAACTGTACGATCATATATCTTTTTTTGAATCGAAATGTTTTCGACAATTTTTTGTAAAATTTCCATTTCTCCAGTGGTATTTAATCCAGAATCAATTTTTGTTACAAAAAATATAATATCAAAATTATGAAAATTCTGTTTAACCCATTCAAAATAAACATCTTTTGTTTTTCTATCATCCAAACCCGGTATATCAAATATTTCTAATTTAATTTCTGGATTAATTGGATTTGTTATGTCAAATATTTTTGAAACATAATATGTAATTACAGAACAATCATTGAGTGTTAAATTATATTCGTCATTTTCTGTATTAGTAATTAATTCTTTATTTTTGTTATCGATATTTTCTCTTATTTGTTTAACATCAAATTGCAATGATTCTTGTTCATTTTCTATAAATAATGATGGCAATACCGTAGTCCGTTTCATTTTTGTTGTTGATAGTTGTTTGACGAATAATGCATTTAATAGTGTTGATTTACCAACTGATACAGATCCTATGGTCGCAATATGAATATTTGATAAAGATGACATTATTGCATTATATTATGATACAATACAATGCAATAATATCCGAATATAATTTATGATATTAATCAATTTTTTATTACTTAATATAATTCAAACTGAAACTTAGCAAAAGGATCACCATAAAAATTATCGGGTTTTGGACCATAATTTTGAAAATAACCACTATTATTATTTAACTTTTTGCTATTTGAAAATTGTTTGTTACAAATGATTGCCATTTGATCAATATATTTATATAAAATTTTTTGTAAAGAATGTAATGCCCAATGATATTTTTGTGTGACATATTTATCACTTGTCATTTTAAAAATAATAGAATGTAAATTATTTAAAGCATTTCTTGCAAATTGTTCTGCAACTTCTAAATTTTGTTTACAATACATCATTTCATCCTGGGTTATTTGTTGATATAATTCTAAAAAACTGTCAGTATTATAAATCATCAAATCAAATGCATTCGGATTAAAATCATAAAAATTCCTAATTGTATAAAACAAATTTACCAATTCTGGATATTTTGATATATATTTTGAATCATTCGGTCTGATAATTTCTGATTTTACTTTATTCGTATTTTGTACTGTAATTATTGATTTTTGATTTTGTTGATAGACAACATAAATAATTATTAACGCGATTATGATAAAAAATATTGTTGTCAAACTAACATTGACAAACTTAGATACAAACAAACAAATAATAATTATCAAAAGATAAATGTATATATTTCTAGGATTTATTGATTTAAAATTTAGCATATAAATTTTTAATATTATACTATTATAAAAAGCGACTATAATAATGGACGAAGATCAAATAATTAAACTTCAACTTGATGAATTAGGTATTCATAATTTAATAACCAGACAACGTATCATAAATTATTATTATATAAATGGACAATTTCCACCAGATATCAACGAAGAAATAGAATCTAGTTATGATGAACAACAACCATTATTCCCTAATCTTAATCATAACCATAATTATAACCATGACAATTATTATGAAAATGATAATGAAAATGATAATGATAATGACAATAATAATGAAAATGAAGAAGAAAATGAAGAAGAAAATGAAGAAGAGAATGATGAAGAATTACCAGAACTTGTAATAGATAATCATTATTCACAAATACAAACTAATAATGCAGATTCAGATGGAGAGAGACAAAGTTTACGATCAAGTGCTAATTCAACATTAGTTAGTTTATTATTTAGTAACTTGCCCGTTTTTAATAGATTAATTAATGCTGTGTCTGGTTTAACTCCGGCAGATACAAATAATAACAATAATAGCAATAATAGTAATACAAATAGCAATACAAATAGCAGTAATAATATATTTACAAACATATTAAATTTCAATGATCCTATTAAATTAGTTTTAACCAAAAAAGAACTTGAAACATTACCAATTAAAGTATATATTAAAACAGAAGAAGATACTTGTTCTGTGTGTATGATGGATTTTGAAAACGAAGATATTATTAGAACATTACCTTGCAAACATATCTATCATAGGATGTGTATAGATCAATGGTTGTTAAATGAAAGTCATGAGTGTCCCATGTGTAAACAATCGGTTGGAAAATATATTCCTTTAGTTTAACTTTAGTTTAATTTTGGTTTAATTACCGTATAAAAAATAAATAGTGATAAATATGGATTTTAAACAAAAATTATATTCCGGTGTTTTTTCGGATAAGAATATGAATGCGTTAATGAATATTATTCAACAAGATAAAGAACTAATAGCAATGATTAAGATTAATAATATAGATAGAGACAGTTTTTTTAATAAGTGCAAGAGTAAAATGAAAAATTATTTGAAAAAATATTATGATGAATGTAAAACAAATCCACGTGATATTAAACAGTGTCAACAAATTTTATCAAGTATTAATCAAAATGCCTTAAGTGAAATACACAAGACTATTCAAAATAGTTTTAATCGTAAAAGAAAAAACTTACAAAATATACAAAGAGATCAAGAGGTATATGGTAAGCGTGATAATCATTTTATGGATAGACCCAATGGTCAGAGTAAAAAAGTATATGATAATGATTCAAATATCATTGATATGTCAAATGATAATATCAATGATTCAACACGCAATAATCGTGATCATAATGACGGTATGTTGGATGGTATAAGTGGTACAAAAGGTGAAATGTATGCATCACCATGGGATGATTATGTTATTACTAATGTTACTTTACCTAAATCACAATCTCATATACAATCTCATATACAATCTCATACACAATCTCAAATGCCTTCAATGCCATTTAACGTACCCAGTAATTCACCATATGCCGGTAATTTCCAAGGTGATAATAATACTCGACGTAATCAAAATCAATCTCTTGATATAAGAGCAGATCCTACTACTGATATGGAATCAAGATTACAAAGAGCCAAAGCGGAAAGAGATTTCGATTACGGACGACAACATCAAAGACCAGAGGCTATTAATTTTTCATTAGATCCGGACGGTGATCGGATGCGTAATTCTAGACAAAAAATGTCTCAATCCCAGTCACAATCTCAGTCACAATCCCAGTCTCAATCCCAATCACAATTACAACCAAATCAATTTGGTGATTATGATCCAATGGCTGGTAGCATGGAATTATTAGATCCGATTGCGGGATTATTAGGTCCTGGCATGCCTAGTAATTTAAATATGCCAAATAATATTCCAAGTATTCCTAATATGCCAATTAATTCAAATTATGATTCATATAATTCAAATAAAGAAAAAGATCTAAGTTCTAATCTTGAAAGAATGCTTGCAGAAAGACATCAAATTGATATTGCAACTGATCAAAGACCTATCAAACAACCACAAATTCAAATGCCTAATCAAATGTTACCCAATCAAATGTTACCCAATCAAATGTCCTATCAAATGCCCAATCAAATGATTCCTAATCAGATGTCTTATCAAATGCCTAATCAAATGCCCAATCAAATGATTCCTAATCAAATGTCATATCAAATGCCCAATCAAATGATGCCTAATCAAATGGTTCCTAATCAAATGGTTCCTAATCAGATGTCATATCAGATGCCTAATCAAATGTCATATCAAATGCCCAATCAAATGCCTAATCAAATGCCTAATCAAATGCCTAATCAAATGGATAATACAATGGTACAATTCTATAATCCAACTCAATCTGTAGATATGGGACAAAATTATAATCAAATACCAATGATGGGAACACCAATACAAAATAATCAATATCCACAATATAATCAACCTGGTATCATCCAAGGAAATCATCAAAATATCATAATGAGTATACCTGGTATTAATTATGATAATGCGATGACAATTGTAGAATTAGATTCATCACAAGTTGAATTATTGTTACAATTACACCAGAATGCTAATGCTAATGCTAGTGTAAATGTGAATACAACTGTAATTGAATCTGATAAAGAACAATCGAATTTTATACAAGATGAGATTCATAAAGAATCCATAGAATCAATAGAACCAATAGAATTTATAGAATCAAAAGAACCCATAGAACCTATAAAATCTATTGAAACCATTAGAATAAAACCAAATAATGATAATCAATTTGTTATCTCTGATCAGAATTATAATAAAATAATTTTTGTAAAATATTATATTTTAAAATCAAAAAATAATATTACACGATACAATAATAATTTTAGATTTACAGTTGGTGATAAATTGTTTCATTTTACTTTTCAACCTGGTGAGTACAATATAAATTCGATAATTTTCATTATTAAAACACATTTTAATTTTTTGGATGTGACAATAACAGAAAGAAATAAGATTGCCATAACAAATAATATGAAATTAAATTTTAATTTAATGCCAATGAATGATGACATATTTAAATTATTAGGATTTATGAAAACACCCGAAGATTATCGTAACAAAAAATTTTATATTGGAGATGATGTCCATGGTCTTAATTCAAATGATCTCATTTATCTTTACAATAATGATTCAAAAATCTGTGATTTATTATTAGATAATGAAATCAAATTAGATTCTAATATCATTTTAACAAATGATTCTGTTTATAATATTAAAGATTCATGGAATCAAATTTGTGATCTTGATCCTAAATCTTATATTGAAATCAACACACTTCTGCAATAGGGTAAGGACTAACTTTATTATAAAAATATTTATTTCTACATGAATTTATAGATTCAAAATCAGTAATATTATTAACAATATGATCATATGATTCTCCACGTAATAATCGATCAATAAAATTAATACTATAAATGCCACATTCTGATTTATCATATTGATGTCTAACCGTATTAATTTTAATATTTGGTTTAATATTATGATTTTTGCAATATGATTCGAATTTTGATAATAACTTCTTTACTCTATTCGGCGGTTCGCCACCCATTGAATCAAAATAATATGCATTACCTTCGGGCATATCAATATATAATGCAACCCAATGTGATCCCGGTTGTGTATGATCGTCTAAATTATAAATTATACCCAATTTTTTATAATTTTTGTCTAGATCATCAAAATTTAAATCATAAGTCGAACAATAATCTAATTCGCCGCAGTCTATAGGTACTGCACCTAGAAAATTAAAATCTGGATGTATTGCAACTAGTTGTTTACATATATCATCGATATTTTTTGTACTTAACCATTCTGTCGATTGTGTCGGTCCAATTGGTTTTAATGTATTTGTTTTTATATCGTGTCTCACACTTGCATCAATCAATGACATGAATTGTTGTTTAGTTAGGCACATTTGATCTCCATTACATACAGAATCAAATGTTTTTGTTATTTGTTCCAATAAACTTTTCTTATCATTGTTTATATTAATTTCACCTAAACCTGATTTATTAATTGCTTTAGCCATATCTATTAATTGTTCTAATGTAAAACACGTTCCGTCTATTGATTTTTTTGCCGGGGCACATAAATTATCATTAACATCATTAACGTCATTATCAGTTTTCGACTTAGCCCCGCCTGACATTGACATTAAGATATTATGAAATCTTGATTTATAACTGGTAATAGGAATTTTAATATGATTCGGCATTTTGTAATTATAATTATTTTAGAAAATAATTATAATTTCTACTAATTAATTCAAATTTAAAATATCAATTATCAATCAAAAATGCATTTATCTATGTTTATTTTTGGATCTTTTTGATCTGGAATATAAATATCCGTTTTACTTTTAATTTTGTTTAAATACGTACTTGGATTATTATATAATGGTTTGGTGAATTTCATCTTTTTTCTTGAATGTAAATTTAAATCAAAAGATTCTTGATATTGTTTATGAATATATTCAAATATTTCTTTAGTACGTTTAATATTTAATTTTGCAAGATATTCAACCAAAATATCTAATTTATCTTTATTTTTACGATAAAATTGTATATATTCCCAAAATTGTTCTATAATCGGAACTTTTGAATTAAACCATTCTTTATCTCGTAAAATTAATGTACAATTAATTTTTGTTAATTTCCAATATATTACACGATCAAATACGTATAAATCAGATTCTTTCGTATTATGAAATTCAGATATGTATTCTATAATCCATTTATCGCATTCTGATGGTGTCATGTGGATCTTTGGTGGATAAATATGTTTAGCACTAAATAAACAATCATCAGTATCACCATTAATCTTATCTTTTAAAAACAATTGAATAATACACCCTTTTTCTAAATTATATTTTTTAGATAAAGATTCTGTATGTTCGTGTGTGTCTCTAATAAATTCTTCTCGATCTTCATATTCTTCGATTTTACATTGAAGGAAATCACATTCATCTAAATCTGTCACTTCTTCCTGAACTTGTACCTGAATCCAATAATAATGTGGACAGATATCGCCGTCGATTTCTCCCGTCATTTGTATCTCTCGTAAATATGGACATTTGATTTCTAATAATCTCCCAACTAATCCCGATAATTTATCCCCTTGTAATGTTTTTTTATCACAGATACCATCTGGACTCGCGCCAATTGGTAATGTATTGTGTTTTATTAATCCATATTCTCCTACTTGAATATTATTCCTATAACAATATATCATATTCGCAATTTGTTCGTATTTTGTACCATGAAATGTAAATTTATTTGTAGTGAATTTAGCACCTAATCCGCATTTATCTAATAAAATCTCTATTGGATATTTATTCTTATCTTCATTTAGAACTGATGCAATGGCAGTTGCTGTTAAACATGAATCACGATCTTTAAACCATTGTGGTGATTTTTGTACATGTTGTGGTATATTTTTTAATTCAATAATTCTATTTAATCTTCTAATATATTTCTTTTTCGTATAGTTTGGTTCTGTCTGATCAAATGCATGTGTCATTAATTGTCCAGAATTTTTAATAATCGAAATTTGTTCTTCTGATAATAAATTATCTTGATTTTGATCCTTAATCGTAAAGATATTAATTTTTTTAGTTGCTTTATTCGTAAGATATAATTTCGAAAAATTATTATTAACAAAATATGATACAAAAATTTTAATTTGATCATAATCTTTGTTATCCTTCAGTGTTAATTTTGAATCATAAATTATATTTGTAATTGTATCTATCAATACATTCAAATCACATTTATTTACATAATTGTTCCCGACGATTAAATCAATAAGTCTATCAGTTTCTTCTTCATAGAATTTAATATCCATTAAAAACATAAATTATAGCATATACAAACATTATTGTATCTTATTTTTATATTTAACGATATTGTATAATTTAATCAATTATTTTATCTTCTTGGCCGGGATCTGTACACTTAAATTAATATCATACAATTTTGTTTTTGGATTTAATACAACACATCCGATTTCAATAATTTTAGTTTTATCTACATCATATAATACTTGATTTTTCTTTTTAGACAATTCTTTATTTTTTAATAATTCAATTAATTGAGTAATTAACATTTCTTTGTTTTTCTTAATTTTGTCCATATTTGTTGATAATAATTTTTCATCATATTCCAATGAATCAATATATTCTCGTAATTTGACAATTCGATGAAATTCCCTTAGTCTTGACCATGGTTTCTTATACACATAATCATCCATATAATTATTATAATCAGTCACATCCATTTTTTTTAATTGAAATCTTTTAGTACTTGTATCTAAAAATAATGCCGTATTAACATCACCTGATTCACTAAGAGTAACATTTTTAACACGACGATTATTAAGTTTTTCTAAATGATCCCATAATAATGGATTAGGAAAATTACTCTTTTCAAAAAAACTTATTTCTTTCTGTAAATATTGTTGCGTAAAGTTTTGATGAAATTCATATATATCAAAATCATCCATCTTTAATTATTTATATATAAGTTTAATTTGCTTATATGATCTATTATTTTCAAATTTTATGATATATCAAATTTTATAAAATATTTCATAAAAATTGAAAATAAATGATGATGACGATTATTATAATTTATCTAATAAATGTAAAAATATTGTTTGAAATACATCTGAATTTGAATTTACAAATATGTTGAAACGTTCTAATCTAGTTGAACAAGAAGAAATTATAATTAGTTATACTACATTAGATTCTTCAAATTCACTGGATGCATTGTCAATAACATCAGATAAAGTTTATATAAATCTTATTCCTTCATATTCGAATTCAAATAATTCAAATAAAAGTTTAAGAAAATCAAAAATATATGGACCATATTCTAAAAAGTTTTTAATGGAAACATATGATTACTTTTATTGTAAATTCACATCAAATATGCGAGATAACACTGATGGTAGTTATGATAACCCTTGTATAATTATTGGTGATTTTGATCCAATAATGTTAGATGATGTATTAAAAGCTTCTATCATTAAATCAAAACGTTTGTATGACAAAATAAATGTTCTAGAAAATATTTTAGATTTTTTATGTCCGAGACACTACAGTAAAACTTATTTTTTGAATAATAAATATATTAATACTTTGCACCCTGTTGAAATAGTAAATAACTCTTTCAATTTTGATTTAACTAAAACACACCCGAGTACAATATTTATATTTATTTATAACAAAGAACCATGTCGTGTTAATAAATTTGAATGTGATGTATTACGTTATATCAAAGTTTTGCAATATGAAAAAGATGATTATTTTGATATTAATCCAGATACTAATCAAGATCTTGATCAAAATTCTAATAATGAAACCAATATTCCAGTAATCGAATTAAATTATTTTGATTTATCCGTTATGGGTGATTTTTGTTTATTACAATTAACATCAATGTTTACAATTTTAAGATTAAAAGTTTATCCATTATCAAGAAATCGCGCTTTAACAAGGGTTAATGTTAGTTTTGATAATCCCAATATTGATTTGAAAAATTTCAATATATATTATCAATATGATTATAATCTTGAAATTAAATTAATTAATGATCCAGATTCAAATAGATATGAATCTAATCATATAATAGATAAAGACCGTTTTGAATTAATCGAACCAATTTATCGTGATCCATCATATGATCGGACAGATTCATTCAGAATAGAATTTAATAACACTACTGTATGTACACCAATATTCACTTTTATTATGCTAAATCATATATCTATAAAATTCTTTATAAAACAAGAAGATATTAAATTTTGGCACATCAATCCATTTAAATCAGTAGAAATATTCGCAAATCAATTTTACTATAAGACCGATGAATCATGTGATGATTTCAATCGAATTGGATCTGGTTTACAAAAATTCAGATCAAATTGGTATTATTATAGAATGAAAGTACACAATAAAGTGTCAGATCATTTTAGACCGAATTATGGTAATAGACCTAATTCCGTTTATATTAGATTTACTTTCGTTTACCCATTAAATGCGATCATGCATTATAATAAAAATAATCATTAAATATTATAATGCAAAATCAAAATTTAAATCAAAATTTAAATCAAAATTTAAATCAAAATTTAAATCAAAAAGAATCAAATCCCTTTAATAATTTA